AGATGCCGCCAGCAGAAGTAACCCCAGCAAGAGCGCCTCCGAAAGGTATAAAAGAAATCGCAATTAACGCAATACCTGCCAAAATCCGTCCAATACCACCTGCGCCGACAATTACTGGCGCAATGCTGAAGACTTCACGTTCAGACCACGGCAGCACCAGTCCATCAGGTGCTTCATTTGTGATCCGGTCGCGGCCACGGGTGACACGAAATGCCATACCCTCTGCCTCACGATCCAGCAGCCACTGCGCCAAACCAGGAAAGTTTATGCACAATGCCTTCATGGCTTGCGCCGGAGTGTCCGCTACAAATTCAAAACGGCACTGCCCAAGGTACTTACGCAGTGGGCCGTAGACCTTAACGACTTTCATGCCTCACGACCATCGCCGTATTTTTCACATAATAACCGCCGAGCACATCACGGCTAGACAGCCGTCCTTGAACGTGATGCAAAATCTGCTGGTCGCCGACGTAGATGGCAGCATGATTAGGCAAGCTCGCGTCAAGGTGCATAAACAACAAATCGCCATATTGCAGCTCATCAAATGGCACCTTATGGAATCCTTGACTTTTGTAGCTGTCTAGGTACAAGTTTTCACCTCGCTCCCAGAAGCGGTCACGTCTGGCGAAGTCGGCCAACACCAAACCAAACTCACGCCGATACCAGTCACGCACCAGCGCGTAGCAGTCCACTACGCCGAACGCAAACTCGCGTCCGACATACGGCAACTCAAAATCCTTTGGGGTGCAGCCACCCCATGCTTCGGTTTTAGGGTTGACGATTACCCACGGCAGGCCAGTTGCGTTGCAGCTAACCTGATCGGCTACTGATGGCTGCGGCGGTGTTATGGGATGACTGTGAACCACCGCTACGATTTCGCCACGATCCTCGACGCTGACATAATCTGCTGGATCAAGCACAAAATGTTCATCTGGTGTAGCAGCTTGATTGACGCAAGGAAAATATCGTTTGCGGCCTTTCACAACTGCAATTAAGCCGCAACACTCGCGGGGATCTTCCGCCTTAGCGTGCGACATAATCTCAGCTTTGAGCTTGTCAGTTAAATTCATTGCGTCAGCCCGGCACCAGGGAAACTGCCGAAAGGCAATGGACTTGTATCGCCAAATCGTAGCTTGCAACTGCTAAGCCGCTTGCCGCAACGATCTGCTGCAAGTGTTGCAACCACATTATTGTTTATGTCAAAGTAATTGCTGCCGGTATAGCTGCACTCTGCTGAGCGGTATTCCCACTGGCAGATATTAGCGATCAGTTGCCGCTTTGGCATCAGCGTTCCAGCTAGGTCAAACTTACTGGCCAGCTCCCACTGCACAACATCACGGGTTTCTCCTGACTTGCGGTCGATATACCAGATCTCAGCGGGAAAACGGGCGTTTGGGTCAGCGGCAGCTTCTCCATCTAGGTATTTTTTTAACGTGCGGATGCGGGTGATGACAGCGCCGCCTAGATCATTGCCTGGAGTGAATGCATTGGCAAGCAGCAGCAAGGCACTGATTTCGCCCCCGAGGTTCGCCACCGTCAGCGTTGGCCGTGGCAACGTGCCTGTGTTGCTGTATTCAAAACCTTCTGCTTTTATCGGCAATCGCACATAAGTATCACCGTCAAAAACAATGTCGCCGCTTACTGCTGCGTTAACACCAGCGTGGAAGTAATAAATGTCGCTAGTGCCATGCAGCGCAGCAACTAGCTGCAACTGAAATAGCTCGATAATGGCATTAGGTGCCAGAACTGATAGCTCTTCGTAGACACTGCTAATTGCTGCCCATGTAACTCCACCATCAACAATCGTGCTACCAATATCTGTAGGCCAAGCTGGTTCAGTGGCAGCACTGGTGCCAGCAACAGAGCAGCGAAACACCAAGCCAGACGCTTGAGCCGTTGTGGCACTAACAATCTGCCCAACGGTATATGCGTTACTAGCTAGCCACGCGCTGTATGCCATTATGGTTCAAAGACCTGCCGGAAGGTGGCGTTGATTGTGCTGATGTTGGCGTAATCAAAGGTGCGTGTCCAGCTTGCGACTACCCACTTGTATATAGTTGCATCATCAAGCGGCGCCCAGTCAAAAGACTCTTGCCCGCCCCGTGCATCAAAAAACGCCTCGATGGCATCAGCGTCTGCTGTTGTCTTAGCGGTCCAAGTTAAGTCCCATTCCTTGGGATTCTGGTTTAGGCCAAAGGTCAATCTTTGCTGATAGCCGTCACCAAACTGTACGGTGCGAACCACAGGCTCACTTTTCTTTGATGCCCTGAAGTCAGGCGTAGTGCCCCCGGCGCTGGTTCCTACGGTGGCGTCATCAAAGGTGGCCATTATGCAAGCAAGCCTCCGGGACGCTTTTGCTTCACCAGCTCCGATTGTACTGCGGCACTAATGGCATTACCAAGTGCCTTGGCTTGCTGCTGATCGCCTTCTACGCTGCTGCTGCCCGATGCGTCCACATTGACAACCACGTTGGTAATGCCGCCGCCGCTGCTCATCACGCCTAGGTTTCCGTCGCGGCCACGGCGCAGGGGCATGATGGCCTCAGGACCAGCTTCACCCATAAGGCCGATGCCATTGGCGAAGGGAAATACGGTGGCCTTGTTGACGATGCCGCCACGAGCGAAGGCTTGGATGCCGTTTTGGGCAAAAACACCGCCTTTGGCTAGCGGGGCGTACTTGGCCACGTTGTCAGCAGAGCTGCCTAGGTTGCCTTGGCTGAAGAAACCACCAATAGAACTAAAAATGCCCTGCATTGCTTGGAACATTGCATATCTAATTATCATTCTAGATATATCTTTTAGCACGGACGCAGCAAAGTCTCTGAAGTTAGCCTTGCCTGTCGTAACAAACTCAGTTAGCTGATCGGCCATTCCTTGGAATGCTGATGAGAAGGAGGAGCCTAGGTTGCCAGCTAGGTCGCCCATTGATTTGATGCCATCTTGGAATGACTTGGCAAATTGCTTGCCGAAGTCTTTGGCGTCAATAGCTCCTTGCTCTAAAGCCTTGCGCAATTGCTCGCTTAAGGCGTCTACATCCACTAAGGACTTGAATTGCTCCTTAAAATTAGCAACAGTGCGGTCAAGCTGTATCTTGGCGGCTTCTTCTTTGGAAATTGCGCCAGAAGCTATAAGAACATCTTCAATTTGCTGTTTTGCAGTAGCCCGTAATTGATTCTGCTCGCGGATAACTTCACGACTATCTTGTTCATATTTCAACTGGAGTGCAACAAGCTCAACATTGCGCTTATTTTGCAATGCTTTAAGTTCTAGGGCTTTATTTGCAGTGTTGTCAACTTTAGTCGCTTTTACGTCGTATTCTCCAAGGATTTTTGACCTATCTTTTTCAAAAGTTAGATTTAATATTGCCTGCTTGCCGCCTTTTTGACCAAGATCATAGATCTTGTCCTGCATCAGCGCCATATCAAACAATGTATTTGCTTCTTTTCTAAGCACTTCTGTGCGCTCTTTTGACGCAGCCAATGCATTTGCAGCGGCTTTTCCACCACCACCCGTCCCTTTCCTTTTCCCGCCACCGTCAGCGCCGCCTGCGTCCGTATCCAAGCCCTCGACGATGCCTACGCCAGCTCCAAATTTGTCTGGAGTAAATTCTGGGAATAAAATACTTTCAATTTTCTCTGTGTAATTTGTGGCGCCTGCGGCCTTGGTTGCGCCATCAATCAAATTATTGAACGTCTTGTTGTAATATTTTTCTGCACCCTGCAAATCAATAATTACTCCAGTGTCAATGCCAAAAGGTCTAAGCACAAATTTCTTTCTAGTTTCATATTCAGCCTGCAATTGCAATTCCTTAATCTTTTTAGGGGTTAATTTTTGAACTGCCTTTGCTCGGTTAATAGCCTCCTCAACGCGACGCAGCACAGTCTCTAGGTTGCCTAGAATCAACGTGAAAGCCGCGTTAAAAACATTAACAAGAAACTTTGCGAATGATCCAATAAGCTTGCCTATTTCGTTGAACCCGATCGCCAAGATTGTAATTACTCTTTTTATTGTTCTTTCATTTTGCAATGCAAATTCAATTAGCCCACGGAAGTAGTTTTGAAAACCTGCGCCAACCGTCTGAAAAAATCCACCAAAGGCAACAGTTGCAAAGTCTAAGGCAACTTTTAGGCGTTGCCCTGCATTTTCTGGTGCATCAGCCAAGGTTTGCGCAGTCTCGCCATAGCGTTTATACAGCTCGTCGCTAAATTTCAGAAAATCAGCAAGTGTGACTTTGCCGTCTTCCAAGGCCTTGTCAAGTTGTTGCGGAGTCTTGCCAATAGCCTGTGCAAAAATTGTAAATGCGCCAGGCAACCGCTCGCCAATTTGTTGCCTTAACTCTTCAGCAGATACCTTGCCCTTGCTAAAGACTTGAGCCGTGGCCCTAAGTGCGGCATTTAGACTTTCTGCATTCCCGCCTGTGCCGACGATCGCAGCGGCAATGCCCCTAAAAACCTTGGTCGTTTGCTCTGTAGTCCCCCCAGCCCCAACAATAGACGCTTTTAATTGTGTGTATTGTTGAGTTGTGTCTTTTAACGGAAGCAAATATGCGCGACTAAGAGTTGTTACGTCCCTGACGCTTGCATTGTAGTCTTTTTGATCTGTGCTAACGCCAGCAAGAGCAATTTGATACTTGTTTATTTCTGCAACATTTGCCGCGATTGCGGCTGTTTGCTGCCTTAGATACGCCACAGTTGCGCCAGCACCTGCGCCAACCTGCGCCCCTGGTAAGCCTCCTGCAATGCCTCCAACGACAGCTCCAATAGCAGCCTCAGGGCCGCCAAAGATGCCAGCCGCTACAGCAGTGCCAGCCACTTGAGCGCCAGTCTTAAGGCGGCTGCCTTGCTTGCCTTGCCTGCCTTCAGCTTTGGCAATTTGCGCATCAAGCCGAGCCGCCTCAGCGGTAGCTTCTCTGAACTCTTTGCTTGCAATATCAACAGCTCCCGCAAGCTCTCGCCAAGAAGCGGAGTATTGCTTCAGCAACGTTGTGCTGCGGCCAGTTGTTGCCTCTACTTTTCTTAACTCACCAGCCAAGACACTAAATTTCTGTGAGCTAGCGGTTGCGTTTGCAGCAATCTTGTTCAGCTTGTCGCCAAGACCTTTCAATACAGCTTCACCCTCGGCCTTGATGCGGAGCCGGATCTCGGTGGCGATGCTCATTTGCTTTTCCGGTTCACGACGGCTAGTGCTGCTAGCTCCATGACCTGTACGCCTTCAAACATGGCGACAGGATCTGCTACTGCATACAGCTTACACAACCATTCCAAGCTTGGGTAGTGGAGCCCAGTAGCCCCGTTCATGCCAACGTTCCATTGGGTGCAAAGCCGTAGGAACATCATCACAATATCCCAGTTCTCTTCCCACACCTCAACATTGTTCTCAAGGGGCTTTAAGGAAACAGCGGCAATCTGCTCAGGACTTATACCAAGCCCCTTGAGGTCAGATTCCCGCTCGTCGATAACACCGCCTGTTGCCCAATGCTCAGCGGCGTCTTTTAGTTTTTTGCTGGTGCCCCAACAATGCTTTCAGCGTATGCCGAAACCAAAGCTTTAACAACAGCATGATCGTCGCAGATTTCCTTTTTAGCTTTCTCCGTAAAAGGAATGTCCTTGCCGTCCTCGTCCTTGATTCCATCCCACCCTTGCAGGATGGCATCAATCAAGGCATCGTCGCCTTCATCAACTGTTTTGTTGAAGGCGCTGCGGCTCATCTTTTTAAATACCGCGTCAAACGTTTGAGTTTCAAACTTGCCGCCGTCAACAGGTATCTCTACCTTGATCGGCCACTTGTAAGTCGCGGTTTTCTTTAGGACAAAGGCCATAAAAATCAGGTAAAGACCACCGAAAGCTCGTTGTTTCCAGCAGTAGTTGGCAAAGCCAAATACGGCATTGACAACGAAACGACCCCATTGGTGTCGCCGTAGGTACAACCAGTGATGTCGGTTTGCGGCGCGTTGACAGTGACAATGTTACCACTGCCTCCGCTAAGCACAAGGCTGGTACTGCCAGTGGCCGATGCAACGGCTTTCGCAAAGAAATCGGTTGTGCCAATTGCAGGTGCTTCAATCACAGCAGTGCCACCAGGGGCACGGTTTGTGATCAATACCTCTTGGTTGGAAGTTGTTTCTTTGTAAAGCAGTTCGTTGTTTAAGGCCAGATCAAAAGATTCAATACGGCTAGCACTGACCCCGTGGAAGGTTGCGGTTGTCACGTTGGTGTCATTGACCTCAATAGCAGCAGCTTGGTTGGCAACAGTGAAGCTGCCGCTCAGAGCGGTGTCATCAGGAGCGTTATAAATACCAATGAATTGGAAGCTAGCAACGGCAAACTGCCCGGCAGTCATGTTAAAGCTGACAGTGCCACGAGCGCCTGTAATTTTATGGCGAGTGCCATCGTAAAAACAATACAGAGTGGCACTGT